GAGCTACGTGTTTTCTCCATTCGTGTCTACATTGATATTCTATAACCCCGTCATTATTCCAAAAACCACCGCAACGCTTAAACACTGAATAGCCAACACGTTGTGAAATATCTTGAATGTTTTTTATGCTCCATACTTTACCCGATTCGCTTAACGCTACCAATCGAACACAAAACTTGCGTGATGTTGGTAGTATAATTGGACCATCAGCTATTGCCCTTTTCTCATAAGTGTACAACACTTTGATTTCAGGTAGTTGAGTCTTGGGTAACCTCTCAGTTACCTTGCGAATAGTTCCATCTAACTCAATTACACCGCTCTTAGTTAGCTTATCTATAATATCAGTAACAATATATGTCTCAAGTTTTAAACCCTCTGCAATCTGCTTATTATCAAGATCAGGTTGTTTCTTCAACAACTCCATAACTTTCAATTCTCTATCGGTGAAATCAGCAAAAGATTCATGAACTACAAAATTATCATCATCTGAACCATCGTAAGGCTTAGAACTAATGATATCAAATTCATCTTTATTGTAACCGCACTGCTCAAACATTTGCGCCAAAAATTCATCATCATCATCCGCGCTGAATTGCTCATCTACACCCAAGTACATGTTAATCTGGTCCGTAGTAAATCCGTAGGCTTGCAATTGGATTGCTGCTTGATTCTTAGTTAGTTTACCTTGGCTGAATAACCTAACTATTCTCATTAAGTTTTGTTGCTGCCTGCCGCTTATGTTAGCCAGTGCATCATTATTTGTAACCGCTTGTAGTTCTTGTGCTTGTGGTTCATACTTAGCAACATCTATTCCCAACTTCTCAAGCACCCATGCACGAGGCAATAGTTCTTTAAAGTCCAACGGATTGAGTTCAATTCCAACAGGAACAACATCTTTAATTTTATACTCTGCGTCTATTCCTGCAATCTTTGAAAAATACTTTACAAGGTTCTCAATATTACGTTGCTTGTGATTAACGTAAGTGTTCTTAAATATCTCATAAGCAGTTTTAAGTTCAGTTGCACCACCAAGCTTGCCCTCTTGTTGAATGGCAAATAACATTCCGTTAGTTACGTTATGCCCCGTTATGATGTTATTCGTGATTAAGTTATCAACCTGATTGAAATTCTCATTAGTCAAGTCCGAAGTACCTAAATCATCAATGGTTGGCTTCTTTGCAGGATCGTTGTTGAAGGCAATTAATAACTTCTTACCTTCAGCACCAGTAGCAGCATTCTCTAGCCTTGCTACAATAGATGCTTTCTTGCGTTCATCCGTTGGTTCTCCGTTGTAAAAGTTGATAAACTTACTTGCCGAGAATCCAGTCTTAGCATTGGTTAAAGTATGCTTTGATACTTCAATATCACTTTCAATATAATTTGCAGCAGCAACCCATGATGGTAGTGCGTATGGTGCTTTACCACATCTGTATTCTTTGTAATAAAATATACTTGTTTCTCTAATGCCATCCACAAACATAGGATAACACTTCTCAGGCTTGATCAAGTTGTTCTCCCACTTCTTTTTGTAATAGAACTTTGTATTATGCTCGTTGGTTCTAATCTTATCGTAAGCAATATGATAGTAATTATACCCACCAATTAACTTTGGTATTACTTGAAAATAACAACCGCCAAAGTTTTCAATATCTAAACAAGCCATTTTAATTAATTCATCCCAACTTTGTTTCTCATTGGCTTTCTTTAGAAACAATTCTCCAGCAGGTTCTTCGGATGTTAGTCCATTTCCTAATATATAAACACACTTTCCATTAATGATAGCGTTATGCTTTGCTGACTTGTTGTAAAGCCAAAGAAGGTAATCAGGATAATTGTTTGTGTAACCGAATGGTATGTAATCGTAACCGCGTTTTTCTTCCATTTGCGGAATACGTGAGTCAGCAAATTCTTGTGAAGAAACTTGCATGATATCACCTTGCCCAATATCTTTAACCTGCGTATCCTTTATAATTCGTTGTTGGCGCATAACCTTGTTTTGTTAAAAAATTCTCTGGTTGCAATAACATCTTGCCACATTCAACCAAGTTTAAACCGCTTGGATCTAAGTTAGTTGAACTACTCTGTTCGTAAACCTCGTATGAAAATTGCCCTGCTTGTGCAGTAGCAAATAGTGTAATTGTGTTAAAACTAAATTCATTGAACCTCTCAGGATAAGCAGATGCATCCGAAGTAGAATTAACGTTTATCTTATATTGAACTTTGGTGCTAACATTAGTAAACACAAATAAATAGTAAGGACTTGTTAACGTTGTCGACTCCGTTAGCGTTACTATTGTATCTGATTGACTATTTATTTGATATAAAAGCATCCTATTATATTATAGCAAAAAACTTCATTTTGTTTCAAATAAAAAAAAGAACCTGCCGATTAAAGCAGGTTCACTATAATTCCTAAGGTAACATGAACTATTTAAGTAAGCAAAGTAGCTAAGGTCGCAGCGTTCACTTCGTATGCAAGTGTTTTTTCATCACCTTCAAACACCAACTCATAACCATTTCTATCAGCAAGAACCTTACCAGTTTTTGCGGATGCAGTTGTTAAGGTCAAACCATAATCAGTTCCGTAAATCCAATTTGTTCCATTCTCATCTACATAAACAAAAATCAATCTGTTTTGTGCAAGTAAGAACAACTCATTACGAACGGCAACAGTCATCTTGTTTATTGGGAATTTAATCGTTTGCTTATTGCTAAGTGTTCCCATTTCACGTGATGCAGTTAGTGCTTCATCACCTTCTCCAGTGTGAGCAATAAGATTGTATTTCTTAAATACTTTTGTTGATACTTTAGTAATTGCAGTTACAACTCCAGCAGTTTGCGCAAAAGATGCTACGTTTTCAAATTCGATAACGTAAATTTCCTTCACACCCCCGTAACTGAGTCGACAGTCTAAATTATATCCTTGGGTTAATACACACGGCATATTATATATTTTAAAGTAAGAGCAGTGTATTTCAACTGCTCTTGTTAGTAATCAATTAACCGATGTAAAGAACGTTATTGCTTTGTCTTGCAACGTGTGCAGCAATCGTGAAGATGTTCTTAACAAACATATCTTCACGGTTGTTAGCAATCTTGTTGATCTCCATACGATTAATGTCGCTTAACAAATCAGTTGCCCATATCAAATTTGAAGGCAAAGCACAAACGACAACATTTGCAGACAATGGAACAAATTTAATTTCAATTCCGTTGTAGAAATACTTATCTGCTTTGATGTCAACTGCAAACAAATCACGATAAGTAGCAGAAACATTGTAAATGTTAATAAACTGCTTGTGTGAGTAAGGAGCATAAATGTAAGGCTTCTCAGATTGTGCAAGAACTACAGACGGCACTGCAGCATAAATTTTTGCATACTCGGTCTGGATGTTGGTCGCGTCTATTGTCGTTCCCGCAACCTTTACCCTTGTACCAAGTGCGCCGTTGTTATAAATCATTTTAGCAACAACACCATCAATCTGACCCGCAGTTTGTGCAGCAGCCCAAGTTTGCTCGGCAGCACCTACTGAACCTTGACCAGTACCTGGAGTTAAAGCAGCTATTGCAGTTTTGGTAGCAGCAGTTTCACCAGTCCAAAACTTGATTTCAGAATCCAAAGAAATTTCTTTGCCATAAGCAGCCATAACAGTTCTATCAAACTCAGTTGACATGATTTCCCATGCACCTGGTCTCATTGAACGCTTGAACCTTGAAGGTCTCAAAGTGTTTGGATCAAACTCTTGGTAATACATTACTTTCACTGGAGTTACTGAAGTATCAGTTATTGTAAAAGTACCACTTGAACTTGGTGCGCCTGATGCAAATGCTTGCATGGCAACAGTATTTGTGTTCTCGGTAAAAATACTTTCGTTTTTTACATCAGTTTCAAAAGAAACTAAATTGTCATTAATTGTGTTGTTCTCGAACAACAACTCAGTGAGGACTGGCTCGTAGGCTTTACCTCTCAGGTCTACAATGGATGCACTTATTGCCATTTTGCTTAATTTTTATTTTTTAATAATTGTTTTGACTCTTTAACTTCTTCAACATCATCAGGATACTTGACTTTCAAATATTCTAGTGATGATTGTGATAATTTACTTTCTGATGTCAGTGGTTCTGCATCCTTTGAATGCCCGAATGGAAACAACTCAACACCTTCTTTTATTTTTAACATATTAGTTACTTCTTTGCGCTCTGAACTTCTCTAATGCTGACATCTCATCAAATGACTTAACTTGCTCTTTAGGTTGCTCAATGCTATTGTTAGCAATAGTTTCAACCAAGGCAAACATTTGCTTTAATGATTCGCTTTGCTTGCTTATTAACTTTGCTTGAGCATCGATTGTTTTTTTCAAATCCACAATATCCTTGTTAACCTCAGACATCATTACTGGAAGTTTCTTCATTTCTTCAGGCATCTCAACTGCGGCAGGTTCTTTCTCTACACCAACAATCAAACCACTAAGAACTTCAATCTTAGTTCCATCTTCAAGCAAATGATATCCATCTGGTGCAGGTTCGCCGTTTAGTTGAACTTGTCCACCGATTTCAACCTTATCAATAGATACTACTGTACCATCCTTTAATTTATACTCAGCAAAAACTTGTCCTGCTGCTTCTGGCGTTGGTTCTGGAACTGGTGCAGATTGTATCGCAACTTCTCCAAACAACATATTTTTTATTTTTTCGATTGCTTCTTTACTTGACATAATGTTCTTTTTTTATTATAGCGTTAATTGTTACTTTGTTTCACTTAAAATCTGAATTATTTCTTGCATCTGTTCATCGTACTTGTCCTTTGACCTCATGCCGAAGTTTCCTTCAACCGAGAATCCTTTCACTTTGCCTTCTTTAATCAAATCCCATGCTTGGTCATTATCAACATACATTGAGCCGAATAAGCTACCATCTGCCAAATCTTCAAATCCTTTCATTGGCATTATACCGCGTTCTTTATCACTTTGGAATATCTCGAATAGTGTAACACCTTGTAACTGCATATCTGCTGAGTGCATCAAGTTGACATTATTTTGAAATCCTTTTTTAGCCAATTTGATAGCTATTTGCTTGATAGTTGCAGGAGAAAAGAATACTTCATATTCTCCGTTCATTGGATCATTTCTATAAATACGTTGATTCGCCACCATTAATGGACCGCTGATGATCCGTTGTTCTTCGCTTTGGATGGCGAAGGCTTTTCGCTCTTTAGATGCAAAATGTTCATCCCATAAGGAATTACAAATGGCAACCGCTTGTTCCGTTTCTTTACCTTCGTTAATTACGTATGAAATACAACGTGGCAAGAACTCAGTTTTGTGTTCACCTTTGGAAGGATTGATGAATTCTTCGCCAAACTTCAAAAAATCTTTCTTAATTGCTGGCTTGTCAACTAACGCGATAAAATCAACCATCAAATCTGATTCATCCGATTCATCAATAAGCATTTCGAATACTGGTAATTTATTCATATTATTTTGTTTTATCCGAGCCTTGCAGCACGTTGTAATCTAAATTGTCTTTCGTTAGTGTTGTTTATATCCGCTTCAAGTATGTACGCCCTATTCACCCCACCAGCAGCCGCGTTGCCTATGCCTTGAATACTTGCAGTATTAAGTTGTGTCCCAAGTTGTATCGGGGATATTGGTGCGCCTGCGCTTAATGATGGTGCAGAACCATCAGGAACAGAACCACCACCTTTGGCAGATGGTATTTTAGTACTGATAATCTTCTTTACATTTAGCAATCCTGCCGCAATCGTTGCCGCTGCCGCAATAGGTCCGAAAATACCACCTTGGGCAATCGCCTTACTTGCACCTTCATAAGTATTCACCACCGCAGTAGCTACCGCGATGGATTTACCAGCAACACTATTCTTGTCTACCAATCCGCTAAGAGTATCAAGTGTACCCATTGCAAGGTCTTTTTGAGCTTCAAGCTGCATCTCCTTTGCTTTGCTTAGTGCTAAATCAGATTGAGCAATAGCATTGTTAGCTTGTATTGTTTGGTCTGCTACTGATATGGCAGTTTGACCACGCGCAACAAGTCTATTTTGCAAATCTTCATCATCTTGTTTCTTTGTTGCTGCTTTCTCTTTATCAATTTCTTCTTGTGATTTGCTTAAATCATCTTTACGTTTTTTTGCTGCTGCTGCTTCTTCAACCTTTTGAGCCTCTGCTTTCCTTGCTTCTTCTGCTTCCTTAGCTGCTTTCTCTCTTTGCTCTTTCCTTATCCTTGCTAATTCTTCTTGCTTTGCTTTTTCTCTGCTTTTCTCAGCTAAATCGAAATCAATTTGCGCTATTTGTGCTTCAGCATTAATCTTTTTTACTTCGTTACTGGCTTCTGTTGCTCCATTAACATCACTATCTTTAACCTCTTTCCAGTATCTTACATTCGCATTTGCTTTTAATGTCCTATATCTTTGTTCAATTTCAAATATCTCTTTTTCAGTTGCACCTCTTTGTCTTGCTCTTGCTAAATCTAATTGCTCAGATGTTTTCAGAAATTCCAATTCTGCTTTCATCCCAACTTTAGCACCTTCAACAATAGTTTTGTTTAGTTCTTCTTGTGCTTTTTTAGCATCTTCAGCAGCACTTTGATATGATTGAAACGCTGAATACAATTCACCCAATGCCACAATAAGCAAACCTATTCCCGTTGCTGCAATAGCAGTTTTAAGAACCTTAAATGATACGGATGTAGTTTCAACCGCAAAGCCAAACAACTTCATTGCTCCTGCTGCTGCCTTATTGGCTAAGTCATTTAGTTTTATAAATACTGTGCTTTGTTGAATAACTGCGCCTAATTGCTTGAATGAGTCTACACTTTCCCCAACACTTTGCAATCCCTCACTTAATGCCATTGCAGAATTGACCTTTAACAAAGTTGCTTCAACTTGCTCAGATTCTACACCAACCAATCCGATAGCACCTTGCACCGCAGCGAATCCACCAGCTGCACCACTTAAGGCAGCAGTTAAAGACTTGAATTTAGCATCAGGATTAAACGCATCCACCAAGGCTTTCGCATCACCGATTCTGTCCTTTAAATCCGATGCCCTCTTCGCTGCTTCAATGGCTTGTACCGAAGTTGCGCCAAATTTATCAGCCAAAGTCTGAACATCATTTTGTGCTTCTTTTAATTGTTGCTTAAGACTGCCTAAATTTTCTACCTCAATCTTGGCTTTTATATTTATGTCGCTCATCAGTATATTCTATTAATGATTTTAAGTAATTCTACGCTACAAGTATCTTCATTCGTTGCGTTGTAATCAACTATTCTATTTAGCCTATAAAGTACACCATCAATCCAAATTAGCTTGCTGAAGTCCAACTGATAAATATCTTTGTATGATAATTTCATTGTACAAGTTAACAACCTTGAATCCTTATCGGTTATCTCAGCTAAGTAGCTTGACCAATAAGCATTAAACAAATTAACCTGAGTATAAACACTTGCATCGTAGTACAATTCTTTAGGAATGCCAAAGTTAATATCACTTGTCGGTGAAGTTGGATGGTTTAAATGCCCACAATACCCATAAGCAGTATAACTTGCTAAGGTTGTCCCTCCGTTTTTTAATGCCCAACTTGTAACGCTTGATATCTTCTGCGCTTGAAGAATCCTAATTACCGAGTCCATCTTATCCTCTTTCGTGTTCTCGTTAGATAGTTTGTAAATAGCAGGAAAGTATTTGTCCGTTCCCGTCTTGCTATATTGCACAGAACTTGCGAAGATTATGTCTATTGATGTAGTTTCTTTTGCAAATTCATATTCAGAATCATAAATGTAGCTTCCGTATTCTTCATTGAACTTCTTACGATAGTTGTCGTTGTAGTAGTCATTATCTGACTTGTATTTATATTGATAGTACCTTGAATTAAGTTCACTCATTGGCTTTATCTTCATAGGCTTGGCTCGATCAACCTTCAATGACCAATCAACCGATAAGGCATCTTCGTAATATGTTATGAACGGAATAACCTTTAGTTTCTTCTCAAAGTTGTAATCCTCAAATACATAAAGGTTAAACATCTTGCAAATTGAACTAAAGAAGTCCTTTTGAAGAATGCCCTTTGGAATCGTATCATTTAGTACAATAGTATCCCCATAACCAACCTCAACTTGCCCAGGAGTTGTAAGCATAATTTCAAACAATCCTCCAGTTACATCGTAGTCCCCAATATTGCCAACTGCATCAACATATAAGACATCCGAAGTCGCAATGTTTAAATTTGATACATCCAAAGTCAAGCTAAATGCAAACGGAGTAGATGTTACGTTTACTGATGCAGTAGAAATGATTGTGCTATTCTTAATAAAGTTTAAAGTGAAGGTATTTAAAACGGGATCAATAGTGTTTATTTGTCCTGCAACATATAAGACAACGTTGGTATTTATGGCAGCACCACCATAAGTGAATTGGTCATTTGTGCCATTAGCAGTAAAAGAACCCGTTTGTGAAATAGTCATCTTAACATTATCCGCACTTGTGTAGTTGTAAGATGTTGGAGCAGCTACAAAAGCAGTAGAATTGTTAGTGTAAAGTTTCTGCGCATTGTTTGGAATAATCAACCTATCAAATAAAGCAGTTGCAAGTAAAGGGAAGTCCCATGTATAGCCTGATGCTTCAACTAACTTTGTCAAGTATTGCTTAACATACAATGCAGGTCTAAAGGTCTTGAAATCGAAATCAACTTTCAATGTGGAAGATTGCCCATAGTCAATTAACGGATAATAAACCCCTGAGCCTGCGATCGTATCCCAACTTGTTGATATGGTAGTTTCATTATAGGTCTGATTCGAAATACCCATATTGAGTTCTTCAAGTTTCTTGTTTCCGAGTGCAGAAACAAAACCTCCCAATTCACCTATCACGCAACATTCGAATTCGATAAACCCATCCTCAATAACTATTTCAAGTATTCGAAAGATGCCTTTAAAGACTTGTAAGTTATCAGCGAAGATTATCGCACTAGCAGACTGAGCAGCGTTGAAGTTAATACCTATGTTATCCGAAACGCTTGTGTAATCGTTAGCCGAGTTAATATTAAAGATGTTCCCAAACAATACATTGTTTCGCTTAGTACCTGGAACAATAATCGTTTTACTGAATGACGTATTCTTTGCCCCGAAATCCTTAATATCATCTATTGCATAAGTTATCAGCGTACTAAACGATACGTTAACATCAACTTCTTGATTCTCAACAAATAGTTTTATCATTGAAATTGAGTTTTATAGGTTGCTCCAAATTCTACATCTACCATCAAGTTTATCAACCCATCAACAATGTGTTCCTTAAATTCATAGTTTGTTCCTGATATGACAACAGGGTAAAGTGTGCCAGCATCCTCAATCCATACTTGCGGACTTGTTACTAACTGCGCGAGCCATTGATACTCATTATCACTTAACCAATCAGTATTTATACGTAAACGTTCTTTAAACCTACCAGCAAAATCAGTTTTTTGTTGATACATGGTTGAACCTGACTTAACCGAAACAACACCTGAACCATTAACACGATATGCTAACTGATTAAATGATTTCTTTTCAATATCGAAAAAACGCTTTGATACTTTGTTAAACATCATTGATTCATATCCGCCAAACTTATTAAGGAAGTGCGCATAATAGTTCCGATACATACCCGCACATAAGACATTGATAGTGTAAGTAACCCCACCTACTGCAACTGTGTATCTTTCAGTTGATGAAGTGAAGTTACTAGTGTAATCTACATTGATGGCTAGTGGTGATATATTAAGAATCTGCAAAGTATTGGCAGCCGTTGGTGTTATCGTTTTAGTTCTTGTTGAAGTACCACCAGTAATCACCACGTTGAACGATGCAGTAGTTTCACTGAAGTATGGTAAGTAATATTGCGCACTAGCAAAGGTTAAATTGATTTCAGTAGGTCTATCAGTTGTCGGAACATCATCGTAATTACCAAGAATGGTGAAATCGTTTATCCTGCCATTGTAGTGGTTGAAATATGTCCGTGTTGAATCAGTAAGAACCACTGCCCCAACTGTACCAGAATATTCTTCCCTAATCTTAATTACCACCGATAATGACCATGAGCCTTCACCAAGTTCTTGAGCTAAGATACCTGAGCCAGTAGGTTGCAAAGTAGTAACAACGTATTCCCTTACTACGGATGAGAAATCCATAATACCGCGATTCGTTGTAGGATTAGGAAAGTACTTACCAGTGAATACTTGAGTGCCGTTAATCCAAACTTCTGCAACATATTTGTAATTAGGGTAGGTCGCAGAATCAGCTGCGTGCGCATCGTAAGCCACATAAACGAGAGCATCGTTTACGGATGAATATACTGGCGGTGTTGATTCAAATGTCATTTAGATGGGTATAAGTTATTAATGATGTCTATTTTTGTCGCAATGCCTAACTCAGTTTCTATGTATGCGTTAATTTCTGCAGTTGCATCTGACCAAAAGTGAGTTGGCTTGATACCAAATCGTTTAATGCCTGCTGCAACTGCTAGAATCGTTTTAGTTTCAGCATCTTGCATCTTCATACCTCTGCGTTCCCTCCTTGTAACTCCTTGCTTCACATTCCTAGCTGATAGTCCTTCCCTTTGTACCCATTGCTTTAATGAGTTATACATTGGTGTTCCTACCTTAGTACCTTTATTATGGAAATTAAATCTTGAACCACGATTAACCTTCCAACCATTAACCCCTTCATCTTGATACGTTGCATAATCAGGAGCAGTAATCCCGATTGAATAACCATTCTCAGTCTTGGTAATATCAGTAGCTTGAATGTCATCAATCATGCTACCACTACTATTCACATCTTTCTGAGTTGCTTTCTCATGAAGTAGTCCAACATAGGCAGCTGCCACGTTAATCAGCGTATTCTCAATGTCGGATAAATCTATTGCTTGATAATCACCTGCATCAAGTGTGTTCAAGTCTATGAACCCCGAATCTACTGCTTCGTGTTGCGCCCTTGTCATTTGTTTATATATTTTTGATAGGATTGTTCACTCTTCAAATAAGCCAACGCGTTGAACGCTTGCAATATCGGTAAATCAAAAGCATTATCTAATGTTATGCCCTCATGTTGTGCAACTTCTTTAGCTGAGTAAATCCATCCGTACTGTTCAATGAATGAATGCGGCTTCTCCATCTTGCCATCTTCTTCGACAACTTCATCCGATTCAAATAAACCTTTGTAACCTTGCAAGAGTTCTGCAAATGATTGTAGGAACGCAGTATAATCGGCTAGAATCAATCTAATATGTTTTTTCAGTAGTAAGTCTGCCTTAACTTGATGTTGCCTAGAATCGCCCCATATTGATGCAGTAACCAAATGCATAGCATCAATCTCACCTTGTTTTAAAAAGTGTTGAACCTCGATGAATTGCCCTAAGGTAATCTTTGTTGCATCAGTTTCAAGTTTGAGCCTGCCGAAGTAAGGCTTCTTGCCTAACTTTTTGAATTGCTTTGTAACCTTGTTAGAATACTTGATGAACTTTGCAGGCTGCATATTATCAACTTCATCATGTGATAGGTTGAACATATCGCATACAATCAACGCTACCTGAGTAATCTCATCATCAGTAGCTGAGTAAAAGCCTGCTATTCTTTGGTATTGTTGCAATGTCATCATAGTAATATAGCGTTAAATGAAGTTTTGTTTCTATTGAGTGCAAAAAAAATCCCCGAAGTAGAAACAACGGGGAAGTACCATAAACCTATAAATCAAAAAAACAACAACTACCATTCATCAGAATCACCGAATGAATAATCCCCACTATTTTCAAACTGCGACAACTTATTCAATCCAACATACCTCAAGCAATCAATCGCATGGTTCATTACATCCTCAGGAGCATTCAAGGCTTTTCCTTCCCGATCCTTTGCCCACTTATACTGGCGAAGTTCCTTAATCAAATTTAGTGAATTTTTAGTTACCACTATCTCATATTGTTGCAATCTGTCAATACTTGCCTTGATACTATCTGGTCCTTTCCTTGCAGGCTCGACATAATAGCCAGCGTTGGTAAGGTCTTGAATTGACTTCGGTTCTGCACTATCAGCAACAATGCATTGCGAAGTATTCACGTTGAAGGCTTTCAACTTAGCTACTATGTCGCTATTCGTTAACTGCGTTTGATACAAAAGTTCATTAACATAAATTTTGCTTTCGTACCTATAAACTTCAATTAACGAAGTCGGATCATTCGTGAAACCCCAATCTAAGCCGTATGAAATAAACTCAGCATCCTTTGGTATCTTGTCGCATTGAGTCCAATTGTTAAAAACTACACCTTCCAAAGAACCTATCTCACCCAAACCATATACACGATACCAGTTGGACCAGAACCCACTACCAGCATCTGCTTTCTGCTTTGCCTTGTTGATAAAGTTTAGTGCCGATTCTGGACAAGCCTCATTGTCTAGGTAGTTAATAATCAAGAAATCAACATCTGAATCATTAATGAGTTCATCATGAAACCAAAACGCATCCGTTGGATTCCAATCTAAATAAACTCCCTTCTTGGTCCTTGATGCTAATTCAGTGTAACTATGAAAGTTCATATTATTAGCTTCGTTCATGTAAAGCCAATCCCTTCTTGCACCTCTTAGCTTCGCATCGTTATCCGCACTGAAGAACTCTATCTGTGAACCATTTGCAAAAGTATACTTGAAATCAGTTGCGTTCCATCTGTCATCAAAGAATCTCCCAGTTTCTACCATTATCTTCTTGAAATCCTTCATTGCTCCACGCTTTAAATGTGGGATTGACTCAGCTACTACGGAAATCTCACTCATAGGTTTATCCGTAGCAATGTCGATTAAGATAGGTATTATCGCAAATGTTTTCCCTGCCGAACTTCCGCCTTGTACTCCTCTAACAAATTTCTTAAGTTTAAGTATCTTGTTTATTGCGGTTGTGCGGATGAACATCAATCGTGTATTACATCAGGAAATAACTTTTGCTCAACCTTTACATCATTCTGAACCTTCTCAACTAAGCCATTTAAACGCTGGGTAATGCTCGGATTGTAGATGCCAGCCATGCCGCCGCCAATCTGATCTTCCCTGATACATTCCTTAATGCGCATACAGATAGGTAGATATTCAGAATATTTATCATTTGTATTCGCAAAGTAATCTTTAATCTGACTTATTTTATCATAGCAAAATATACTAAAGCCTTCCATTGTCAAAGGTCTTTCCTTCTTTCTATCAACCTTCATCCCTTGCCCACCTACCCAATCAGTTACAATAAAAGGTCTGCTTTTTGCATCCTTGCAATATGCTTGAAATAGTTCCCAAAGAACTTCAGGAGTTTCGATGTACTTACCCCTTCCCTTTTTTGTTGGCATCTTCTAATCTGTTTTTATTCTCATCAACAAATCTAACAATATAATTCACGCAAGACTGGCATCCTTTCCAAACAAAGTCACCATTCGGTGAAATCTTCTGTGCAATGCTAACTAGTTCTTCCATC